CTTTATCCAGTCACCATCTTCCAGCCCTGTGTACTTGGAACATTGGAAAGTCTTTTCAATAAACTCACCATCTTTTTCCTTTAGTACCTCAGTCTCATCACAGGTGACCTCCCAGAATTGATAAGTTCTGGATTTAGTCTTAGTGGTATCATTACCAGAAATAGTTCCCGGCTGATTATTAGAAGACTGCCCTCCTGCTGAGTACCCTTCTTGATTATAAAACCTTACAATATGTGTAGGGTTCAATGGTAACAAGTTAAAGGTATGCTCAGTAACTCCACTCGATGCAGGGTGATTTTGGTCTATACAGGTAGCGCTTGTCTGGTCACCGTGACCGTAAAAGGCTACGTGCCCTGCTGAGTTATAAGCCACAGGTCCGAAGATAACCATATCTCCAGTTTCGAGCTGACCATCATAGGTCTTAACAAGAGCAAGTCTGTAAAGCTGAGGATTATCATATACGATAGTGGCGGCGACTGGTCCTACAAGCCTAGTTCCAAAGAAGCTGGCAACGTAGTTAGCGAGGTCATAGCAGTTGTGATGTAGTAGGTTATCTGCAAAATAACTCCTATCTCCTGACACCTCTAGTACATATACAGTATCCTCAGAGTAAGTATCCTCAAGGGAGATAAATCTAACACAGGAGGCTTTTGTCTTATCTATAACAAGTAGCCATCCAGTGCCTTTTCTTGTAAGATAAGTGTACCAGCCTGTGATATGACACATGCGTTGAAGATTTAGTAACTCAACTTTATCGTCACTGTATATGTGATTTTTAAGAGCGTCTAACTTATCCTTATCTGGCTCACCAGTTAAGTCTGTAACAAGCTTTTCTCCAAATACTAAGTTTCTAGCTTCCTTAAATCCCCCAGATAAGAGGAATACTTTATGGTCTTCTGTCACAGTAAACTTGCCCTGTGTAGTATTCATAGTGAATACTTTTTTACGCATGGGCTCATTACTAAGAACAGTATTACCTGTTGAAAGCCTGTCACCCTTCTTTAGGTACTTAACAGAAAGATATGTATCATCATACATTCTAACGTAGTGGTCTTCTGTGAGGCACTGATATAATCCTCCCGGACCTCCTCCACCTCCATCAAAGTCATAATGCTGTCCTAATACATCTTTGCATATATCGTAGCAATTCCTAACCATAATTATACACCATTATTGTCTTTCAGTAAACTTTCACACAAAGCAAAAAGTTCCGTAGTTGGGAAGTATAAATAGCCATATTCAGCTATTGAATAATCATCAACAGGACAATAAATAACACTGTTATTATTGCATATACTTATGGCTACTGACTTTTTAACATCATAATTCAAGAAGGCTAAACTGTCATAGCAACCCTTCTCTAAAATATGCCCTGCTAAAAATAAATCCCTATCTTCTATTAGACTTAGCATTAGCTTCTGGATAGTAGTCCTGATTAAGTATAGATATTCTAGTCTACTCAAAGACAACCTCCATCATCATAAGTACCTGCTGTACTCTCTTCTCTTCCCTGTATATCTCACTCTTTAGCTTCATGTTATCAATCACAGCGGTATAGTCCTGTGGGTGAGCCCCTAGGTGCTGTTCCACCTTAAACTGCTTCACCCTTAGTCGGTCTAACCTCTCTGTGTAGTGTTTGTGTTTATTATATAAATCCTTAAAATCGTACATATTAGTTTATGTGACTAAATTTCAAATAAAGGCGCAATGTCACAGTTGCGTCTCCTAGTGCTTTCACAGAGAATATCTTTTCTCCGGGGCTATACAAGGCTTCTCTCTGCTTATCATTGAGATACCATGCAACTTTCATTAGGTCATAGCCCTCCATAGGATTACCATTAGGGAAGATACCTTCTCCGCCTTTAGCGTCTGCAATCCAGTTACACTTCCATATAGCCTTTAGAAAAGGTGTCAGGTCAATCGTCTCACTATGTCCTGTAGTTGCATTGTGTGCAAAGACTTCTAAGTGGACATCAGACATGGGTCGAACACCCTCCTGTTCCTGCTCTGAGTTGTCTCCTTTGTTATTTGTAACAATAACCTTAAGAAACCAGCGCTGAAATCTATCCAAGTCTCCTGACACAGTGAGGTGGTAGTTGGCTTCTTTCTTCTTATCACCAACCATTTCCTCTGTGTTCCGTATTGTGTCTACATAGTCAACACCAAAGAGGTCGGTTACACCTCCACGCCTTTGACGGCTTGATTGTGTAACTCGCTCTCTAGTATCTCTTACTGTATTTACTAACCTAGTAACAGCGTCCATTAAGTCACCTCTCTATCCACTGATAAGAACTTACTCAGCTCTAGGCTAAGCACAAGTGAATTTCCTGTAGAGTATTGGTAACTCATCTTGTTTACATAAAACCAGTCATTTGCTCTGAGCACTTTAGTATAGTATTTACTGCAAGGTGTTAGCTCCACAAGATCTACTCCTAAGACAAATTTTACTTTGTCTCCTACTTGAACCCCTGCTGGCAGAGGTGAAGTAGTCACAGGATATATAACCTTCCTCCTTGAAGCTCTCATCTTCCTAATAGCCGACTTATACATTTGCACAGTGGCTTTAATACGGTCCTCATCAGACACTTCCTTGTTCTCACCAGCTATCGCCTGTGTGTCATTAGTAGTAATGCTACCCCAGTAGAGTTCTCCTGCTTCGAGGGCAATTCCTTCCTCATCTAGGATAGCATACTCATCTTCTGACATATCAGTAGCAAACACAGGGAGTGGTGGGTAGTCAAAGTGCCTCTGTGAGTTTACAGGTCTATCTGTCTTAATCACAGGAAAGCCTTCAATCATGAGTTTCTTGTCATGGAATATGTCCCGAAGGGTCAAAGAACTTGCTCCTGCGTCTGCCTTATCTGAGCGTACCACAGCAGAGTTCATTACTCCTTGGAAGCTTTCCTGAACTTCTCCAAGGTCAATCAGATAGGTTTCAGGGGAAATCATGACCTCCTTCTTAGCTCCCATTGCTGAGAACGTTACCTTGAAGGGGTCTTTCTTATCTATGCGCCATTGCATATCCTGTGTCTTCTCACAGAGCTTCGTAAGGAACTGTAAGACCGTTTCTTGTGAAAACTCATACTCTATCTTGCGTTCAACTTTGTCTACAAACTCAAATTTCATAAGGTTTACTAGGTCATTCTTAGCGTCCTTCCAATATTCCTTAACCTTCTTAACAACCTCCTGAACTGTGCTATCTTTAAAGGTAACATTAGTCGGGAGGTTTTTCTTGTCAAGAAGTCCTACGATATGAGTGAGGCTCACAGTACAAGTACCTGATTTATGATTTGTCCTCTTCTCATACACAGTGCCTAGAAAGTTCCAATCATCACTAGACAGGCTAATTTGAGTTGTTCCTGTTAGTAGCTTAGCATACTTAGAAGGGATAGTAATTGGAATTGACGGAACTTCCATCAAGTTAAAGTCTAGCGCAAAGTCACCTAAGAAATCCTCAGGCAATAATAGCTGGTCTCTTGAACCGTCTCCTCCATTTATAATTTTCCCTATCATAGTGTAAGCCTTTCGTAATCTACATAAGCACAGGCTGTGCTTGATAATACACCATATACGTTTATGGTATTTCTTCCTTTAATAATTCTGAATGGTCCTTCACAGTAAGACAAGTTATCTAGCTTGACAACCTTGTAGTCATACTCAAGACATTCCCAACTACTAGCATACCGTACATTTCCTCTTTGGTCAAGTGTAAGAACACCGTTGTACTCACCTTTTACCTTGATATTGGTATTGTTTACTGTGATAATTGGGTCTTTGAAATGTCCGAATAGTCCAACTCTCCACTGAGTGCTGTCTAATACTGTATCAGCCTGAAACGTCTTGTGAAGCTCTCCATTTACACAGAGGTCACAGAGGGCATGTGCATAGAGTTCTGGCAGTGTCTTCCCATCAATTCTAGCCTTTTGACAGTTATGAACTACACGCCACTTACTGTCACAGAGGTCAAAGAACTCATCATTGAAGTCTATGTCCTGAACAGCTGAGCAGTAGTCAATCATGTCTTTCATAGCTGAGCAGTTATCATTACAGCACTCACACTCTGTGCAAGGCTGGCTATCATCACAGCAACGTGATTTAAGGCAATCTGCTTTCATCTGAGTAAAGCTACACAGGTCGAACCTATCAAAGTAAGTCTTGTGCTCACTAGCCTTGTGCCAAACGCCTTCTGCATTATTAAACTCAACATGTATCACAAGGTAGCCGTTGTCAGTTAGAGTCCACTCCTTCTGGTGTTGCATACTAGTACAGTAGGCATGACACCAAATAAGTTGGTTTCCACTATCAACAGCCCAGAGCTTACCCTTCCTTGTGAGCTGGTGAACTATGAAGTCATAATGCACACGGATATTCTCATCACTCCATGTATTTGTTTTCAGAGCCATCTTGAAGCTAATAGTGTGAGTGTCTACAAGTAGCTCATCGCCTCTATTACCTACAAAAGAGCCATGGGTGAAAGCCTTCGGAGTTGAATTAACTCTAAAGGCTACACTCTCAGCTTGCTCTTGTATGCTTCGTGTCCCTGTGAACACAAGGTCGTTATACTGAATATATCGTCTAGGCTTATTTACATTTTCGCCTCTATATCCCATTAAACATACCTCATCAATCTATCCAGTCCGTACATACCATTCAGGTAGTTGGACTTGTTATCAATATTCTGATTAACACTTGCATTGTTGTTATAGTAGTTATTCACTACTGTAGTTGTCCTGTTACCTCCAAGAGCTCCAATACCATAGCGGTTTAGGTTGTCTAGGAAGTTAGTTCCTAAGCTATCCACAGCTCTCTTACGGAGAACATACTCACCCGGTGTAAGCATTGCAGGTATAGTATCAGTACCTCTAGGCTGGAAGATACCTCCAAGTAGAGGACTTCCTCCTTGTGCTAGGTAATTCACAAAGCCTCCTCTGGAGAAGAATAGTCCCCCAAAAAGACTCTTGTAAAAAGGATTTTTACTAATATTCTTCTGAGAAGTTCCTCCCTTGCTTCCTGTAACCCAATCGGCAATACCTCCGATTACTCCAGCTACCCAGTCACGTACTCCTTGAACAGCGTTCTTGAGTCTATTCCAAGCGTCTTCAAGAGTTCCATTATGCTTACTTCCCTTCTCTTCTTGGTCAGCTTTATCCTTCTCTGCCTTCATGGTGTTAGTATATGTGTCATACTGACTCACAAGGAACTGGAGGGCTTTGTCAGGAAGTTGTAGGACTTGGTCACGGGACACACCAGCGTCAATGAGTTTCTGTTGAAGCTCTCGTCTCTTTTCCTCTGTGAGATTTTGAGCACCTTGACGGTAAGCGTCCATCTGAGTAATCAGATTTCCTTGCTCGTCTACAATGTCAGTAAACTGTCTTCCTTGAGCCACAGCAACTTGGTTAAGTAGTGCAGATAGGATTTCGTCTCCCTCAGAGCCATATAAGCCGTTCTGAGCCTTTAATTGCTCCCAAGACATTAATTCCTCACCTATACGAACATAAGTGCCCTGCATGTCCTTAAGAGGCTTCTGTGCATTATACCCAAGGTCAAAGAGTGTCTGTCTCATTGTAGCAGAGTCTGTAGCCCCTGCCTGTTCAAGAAATCTCATGGAGTTCTGCATATATGCACTAGCGTCTGTAAAGTTCTGTTGGAGCTTACCAAACACTTTCTTCTGCATTTCTACCACATTCTGCATATAACCACCTAGAGTTACCTTAGAGCCTAAAACGTCTCTTGTGGTATGCTCATCAGCCCGTGCTCTTGACACAGCCTCTGCGTTCTCTCTAATAGACTTAGCGTTTTCCGCCGCCTGTTTACGGTATTCATCATTGTATCCTGTAAGGAGTCCTTCAATACCATCAAGAAGGTTTTTACCTCCACCCATAATTAGGTTAGTGATAGCACCTAATAAAGCTCCCACAGCAGTACCAATTCCGGGCATTATAGCTGTACCAATAGAAGCTCCTGTGAAGGTTGCTCCGGCTAAGCCAAGTCCAGCTCCTGCTGTCTTAAGTGCTCCGCCTACGGTAGCTCCTCCATGTCCTCCAATAGCTCTTTGCACAGGGTCGGCAATCATTTGGGCAACTAAGGAAGCAATAGCTCCTAGAGGAGAAGCTCCAAATGAGCCTATCTTGCCTCCAATGCCTCCAATAGCAGGAGTACCTGCTCTAGCAAAGAATTGCTGTACAGCATTGCCTTCTGAATTTGCTAGCAGTGAAGTTATAGGAGTTGTACTAGCAAGTCCTCCTAGAAGACCTCCACCAGCTCCTGAGGCTAGACCACCTAACCCAAGGGTGTTAGCTACAGTGACTAATCCAGCGGCGGAGCTCAATACTTTACCAATAACCCCGAACACAGTAATTAACCCAAGAAGGCTTGTTGTAAGTCCCGGATATTGTCCCATGAACTTAGCAATCTCAGTCATAAAGTTGAGAATATTAGTAAAGAATTTTAGGATTGAATTAAATCCGCTTTCTACAGAACCATGTCCAATGTACTTAAGAATATCCCTAATCATGGACACAACGGCTTTCACAAAGTCAGCCATTGCCTGAAACAGCTTCTTACCAGTGTTTCCTGTGATACTCTTAAGAGCTCCTGTGAGAAGTTCCTGATAGATAGGCTGTAGCGACTTCTGCATATTCTGGAACACAGAAGAGAAGTTCTTCATGCCCTGCTCTAGCCGTCCTTTAGGTAAAGAGCCAATAGACTTAGTAACCGTGTCCGTAAGCATGTTGACCACAGAGAGCCACATTTTACCTACTTCTTCTACAAGGGTCTTAATAGTGTTAAAGTTAATCCGACCATTAAGTTGTTTAATCTTAGTCTCAAACCACTCAATAATCTTACCGAAGATATTAGCTACTTCACCTATGAAGTTGCCAATCTTTACTCCGTACTTTTCAGCCCCTACTTGGTTAGCATACTGGAAGGTATTAAATAGGTTATTGTACTCCTTCATCAAGTCTTCAAAGAACTTTCTGACTTTCTGAATAAACAGGATTGTACGTCCAAGACCTCTAGGGTCTTCTCCATAACCACTTACACCTTGTTGGAAACCTAACTCAAGCCCCTTCTTGAAGTTGCCAGAAGCTCCTCCATTGAGCATATTGTTTGCTAGGTCTTTCACAGAGGATACTGCTGTAGCCATGGCTGTAAGTACCTGACCTGCATACTCTAGTCCCTTACTTACGATAGGTGTATCATTGATAAATAGACTAGCCAAGGACACAAGCTGAGTATAGAAATCTAACAGACCTGTGAAGGCTCTATCAGCTCCATTCACTAGTGCTCCGTTATTGACAGTCTTCTTAACCTCATCAATGATAAAGTTAATAAATGTCAAACTATTCTTAATCACAGAGCTGTTAGCTACCTGACTTACCATATCACCATAGAGGGCAATAAAGTCAGCCACTGTATCAAGAGCTCCATTATCAAGCATGACTTGTCCTAGGGAAATAAACTTAGCCACAAGGCGCTCATACTGGTAAGCTACCTCAGAAAGTCCTCTACCAAGGTTCTGTGAAGTAGTTGCATTACCCATAGCCAATAAAGCCTGTGTAATCTCATTTAGTCCTTGGGCTACTCTTCCTCCAGAAAATCCTCCTTCAACTCCGTTCAGGAATGTAGGAAGGCTTCCCTTAAGTTGCTCAGAGAAAGCTTTATTCCATTCAGAGAAGTAACCACGGATACCTGCAACAGCCTTCTGTGATTTCTCACCTACATACTGCCATACAGGGTCTGACTTCTCTACAAGAGCAGTAATATCCTTGATAAAGTCAACGATACTATCATAAAGCCCTTTCAAAGGACCTTCTGCTCCTACAGCACCACTAGCCTTCAAACCTATATTTTCAAGCAAGTTATCCCAAGCAAGCTTAGGTGTCTTGATAGTGTTTGTAAGAGACTGTAATGCGTCACTATTACCTACTTCTGTAAGGACTTCCAAGTATTTCTCAAGAGACAAGTAACCTTTACGGATAGCCGTCTGCTTGTTCACAGGGTTGCCCTTATCATCTTGAAGATAGCCACGTTTAGCAAGCTCCTCGTCAATCAGACGTGTTGCCACAGGGGACTGACGGTACTGAATGATACGGAAGTCTTGCCAGTTCAACTTACCTGCCTGTAATGCGTCAGTAAGCTGTTTAGCTACCCCTGCAAAGTCATCAATAGGGTTTTTATTAGTAGCAACCAAACCAGCAATAGCCTTAGTCAACTTCACAGGGTCTTGTACACCAAGGGCTGTAAAGTAACCAGTATTACGAAGCAAATCAGCCCCGTTATAGGCAGTCGCCGCTCCATACCGAGAGATTTCCTGAGCCACAGCTTCTGTAGTACCTCTGTCCTGACCGAATGAAGCCATCTGTGTCTCATAGGTAACCATTGCGTCACCAAGCTCTTTAGTCTGCTGTACGATACTACGCACACCTTGGTTAATCGTCTGACCTATACGGTTGAAGATATTCTGGAAGCTATTCATGTGAATAACACCACGCCCAAGGTTAGATAACGCTGAGTTAAAGTGTCTCACAAAAGTAGCTCCGACTCTACGTCCTAGGCTACCAAGAGCAGTAAGAGTTTTCACAGCCGGTGCAGTAACAATCTTCCCGATTGTAAAGCCTTTCTGTAAAACATTCCTCACTGCGTTAATCTCTTTAAGCATTGACCCAAAGATACCCGTAGAGAAGCGTAGATTGCCTCCTAGCACCTTTCCGATAGCCAGAGCTCCAAGAGCCTTGCCAAGGGTTAAAGTCTTGCTAGAGAGCCCGTCAAGAGCTCCTCCGATGGTGTTAAGCTGAGTCCTTAGAGATTGGGAGTTAGACATAAAGCGCCTAGCCCCATCATTCATATTCTCTAAGGGGTCATTGCCGTTACCTTTATCACCAGTAAGCTTTACTTTGACCTCTAGTGTAGGTGCTACTCTCTTCTTAAAAGCACTCCATTCACGCTGGAACTGTGCTGTAGAGAACCCTATATTAACCTTAAAAGAGGCAGACTTATTGCCTGCCCCTAGTTCCTTTTTGAGGAGGTTATTGACTTCGCCTACCTGTTTCTTTAGTCCATTAAGGAGCGACTGAACACGCTGTACGTCTTCTGCTCCTGTAATATTAACTCCGATAGTACGAACTACCATAACTTCTCCTTCTAATTATTAGGCTAAGTCTCCACTGTCCTTACGAACTTCGTAGAAATTGCCGTTATCGTCCCGTGAGATTGTTAGTGTCAAGGACAGAGTAACTTCACTATCTGTACCGTATTCACGAGAGTTCTCTGTGATAAGAACATTGTTAAATACGTAGTAGCGGTCATTACCTTTAGTATCCTTAACGTGTTGAGTCACACGGAAGTGTGTCTTGTCAAGACGTTTGTCATTTGCTACAATCAGCTCTACTTCACGCTCAGCGTTGTAAGTCACAAGGACCTCTTCACCAATGTAGTCTTCACTCACAAGGACTGTTCCACGAGGTGTTGCAAGTTTTTGGTCAGTAATGACGATAAACTCATCAGCACGAAGGCTAACACCTGGTGACACAGGAAGCATTGAGAGGTAAGTAGACTCACAGCGGTCAAGTGAGATGATGATTGTGTTACAGTCACCAAAGTACAAGTCTGGGAGGTAAATCTCACCGTACTTCTTGCCATCTACAGTAACCTCATCAACCACATAGGTATCAGTTTGAGGAATACCACTTGTTACCAGATTAGACACACTTTCAAGTGGGTTCAGCCAGTAATCGTTAGCAGAAGTAGTTGTAGCTGTAATCTCCTTGGTTACTTCAATCTGTTCTGCGTCATATTGGCGTCCGAAGCAACGAGCGTCAGAAGCTGGCACAGAGACATTATGTGTGAATGAAGTCAAGCAAGACAACAGTACATTAGAGAACTTACGAAGCTCTGAACGGTCACCTACAATGTAGATTGAGCTGAAACCGATTTGAGCTGTTTCTTCCAGTTCAGTATCAGCAGAAGCTTCAACCTCATAAGAAATTGTAATACCTGCTGATTTAGCACTTGGCTTACCAGTCAGCTTGCCATTCTTGAACTCTGGATACCAACCAGTACCTGTTTGACCACCGCCATTAGCAGTGTCATTCAGTGATACAATATCAGTAAAGTCTACTGTACGCAGAACTTCTCCCGGAGCAGTCACAGCGAACTTGTAAGCGTAGGTAAATGAGTTAGTCTGAGTTGCGTCAGCGTAGTCAGATACTTTAGCACGGAGTGTGTAAGTACCAGCCTTAGGCAAGTTCAGGTAAATCATGTTGAAACCAAGAGCATACTTATCTGGGTGAGAACGAATTTGATAGCGAACTTTCGCTTTCTTGTTAGCGTGTTTTACAAACAGTGTACCTGTGTTCAAACACTTAATAGGTCCACAGTTGATTTGGTCTTGAGGAACTTTGTTAGCGTCAAAACCTACCTCAGTACCTGTATCGACTGCGATACGTCGGTTAGCTTTCAAACGAACACTTGGACGAATTTCCTCAGTAACTCCTACTGTGATAATGTCATTCTTGTCTTGCTTGTTAAAGCCGTACAAAGGGTGTGACATATTGGTAGATGAATAAGCCATTTAGTGTAACTCCTTATTTGTTTTCTTTTCCTTCTTCTTCTGTAGCTTTATTAGCAGGACCAATCACAGGACCGCTAGGTGCTACAGGAGTTGGGTCTTGGTAGTTAGCCAAATATTCACGAACAAGTGACATTGCTTCAAGCTCCAAACGGGAGTTACCTTGAGAAGCCAGTTCATTTCGTGTCATGTAGAAACGCTCTACATCAGCGGAAGACAAACGATTTGCCATTATATTCTCCTAACATTCAAAAATTGATAAAGTTATTGGGAAGCTGAACATTCCAACCTCGTCTGTTAATTCACTGCTAAAGTCTGTTAAGTCCCCAAATTTCACAGGGGTTACTTTTATTGGTAAATACCAATCGTCTTTAGAAGCTACATCATCAGCGAAGGTCTTCATTTTCAAGCCTCTTGTTGTCTTAACTTGATGGTATATCATTTCGCATATAGCCTGATACACACCATCACGATACTCTAGCTTACCTTCTGGTGTATTCTCTATACAGCGCCTACCTGAACTAGGAGTCACAGAAGAGTAATACACAGAGAAGTTCACTATATACCGTTTAAAACAGCCTTTGTTTAGGGGGTCTGGCACAATGTCTATCGCCAAGAAGGGAGTATCCCAGCCTTGATTATTCTCATAGTGTTCAGAAGTCCCTACATGAACATTGAATTGCTCATCAAATTCTCTGTAACGCTTTCGTGGGTCGGTTTCTTTCTTATTATCCACTTGGATAAAGTAGTCTAAGACTTCGTAGCCGTAGAGCTGTAACCATTTCTTTATATTGATATAAATACTACTAATCACCTTCTAAGACTCCTTATAATCCTTGACTTACCTTTGTTTGCACTAATCCATTCCTCTAGCACTTCTTTACCTATATCGGTGCTTGTACCAATACCTGAGCCCCTACGCCCACTAGGCTGTCTAGCTGACATACTTGACACAGAGAGTGGAAGGAGTTGCCCTCCCATAATCTTTGTGGCATTTTCGATATAGTTGAAGGGAGGTAGCCCTGATTTAGGGTATCCCTTTAACATATATGTAGCCGCATAGAACCTATCTTGCTTTGACTTCTCCCTTAGCGTATCAGCACTTACTGATACAGAAAAGCCATTTCGTGTGCGTTTTATCTGGGTACTCTCTCTAAGAGCTCCAGTGGCTCTGGATACCTCTGCCCTAGACTCAAGAGCAACATTATACACAACTTCTGCAAACTCCCTTAGGAGCTCATCACCTGTGATTTTAGAAATGTCAGTCATGGTCTACGGCAATAATCCCTTGCATTTGTTTGACATAAGGCTTGCACTCAAAGAGTAATTGCTCATGCTCACGTCCTGCTAGTCTCTGTACCGTCAATTTAACGTCCCAGCAACCGGGTAGTACCTCATAAGTCTTGATACCGACGACCTTCCAGAAGACGACACCAGCGTCCTCAGGGCAGTTGCCATAATTACACCGAACACTCACACGCTGGATAACATAATAGCCATGTTTTATGTCAAAATCACAGGTGTGTAGCTGGTTGTGAAGTGAAAAATAGAAAGTGGCTAGTGTGGAGGAAGTTTCTAGTTTGTGAGTTGTCTCTACATCTTCAAACCGACCTACTGGCATGTAATCTACACACTTAAGATGTTCGACCTCTTCAAACACACAGGTATCTATCTTACGGCTGTTTTCATCATACCGTGATACCTTGCCTCCTTGCTTAATTACTATTACTTCTTTATTATTCTTGGGAAGCCCCATCATTTACCTCCTCAAAGGAAGGCTTAACAGCTCCGTCCTTGTCTCTATGTTTCAGGTTGAGCAGGTAGCGTCCTTGAATATCATCAGCCACTTCCTGAGTCTCTCCTTTTTTAAAGACGAACAATCGTCCTTCATAGTACATACGGTATTCTGTCTTATAGACCTCATTAGATGAATGAGTAGTAGAAGTCCCACAACGAGAACAGCCATAACTTCTAGCCTCTCTTGTGTACTCCCCTAGATACCTTACTTTCATGCTTTCTTGCCTTTCCTACTGCAATAAATACGCTTGTGTTCTCATAATGACACAGGGACAGCATGCTCAAGCTTTGTAGTGCCCAACGGTTGATTAACTTAGTGTAAATATACTCAAGACTTGCTGTGTCAACGTCCCATGTCCTAATCAGGTAGTCCACTGACTTACTCTTAAGCACAGAGCCTACAGCCAACCGGTCCATCTTAGAGCAATCGTCCAAGCTTCCACAGTTGTTCTGATAAGCAATGAATACTTGCAAGAAGTGACACATAGCCTCATAAACACACAGAGGTAACGTTTCAGCTGTGTAACCAGCCTCATACCGTGCTACAAGCTTGTAGGTAGTCTCACATTGGCATGAGGTATCACATTGACAACAAGGGTTGATTTGTTCGGTCATATCAATGAGAATAGTCTCATCAATACTATCCCAACTCCACTTAGTTCTGTCAAGCTCAATTACTTCACGAGAAAGCCCTTGTCTCTTGTGTAAAAACAGCTTTACTGTGCTTGGGTCAAAACCTTTAAAATAATAAGGCTTAAATTCAAATATAGCCTTACATTCACAGATTTCATAGTTCCCAAGCTCAATGATTTCCTCACGAGCTGTCTTTAGTATGGTTGCACAGGTTTTATCAACCCAACAGAACATTTGGGCAAGAACCCGAAGGAACTTACCCACATATTCCTGAATGTCTGCACCATCATTGCAGTCGAAGCATTGGCAATGTTTCTTTAGCTCCTCAGTGACCTTTACAAGCTCAATTTGAAGCTCTTTGTTATCAGCCATTGCCAACCTCCTTTAATTAAGCCTCAGCCTTGATAGTAGCCATTGGGAACGGATTAAGGCCTGTAAGAAGACCTTGGATACGTTCAAATACAACGGCAGGGCATTGTTGGTCAAGTGGAATGTTAGCAATCAACAAGTGAGATACTGGTGAATTGGTATATACCAAACCAAAGTTTTCATACTTGTCACAGATTACTTCACAGCCTGCTTGAGTATCATCTTCTGATGTCACAGTGCGGATAGAGTCTTGAGGTACGAACAAGTCGTGTTGTGTCAAGGCTTCTACACGGTTCAAGTCAAGGACATAAGCTTCACCAGTCATGCTGACTTCGTTGTCATAAGGCATGTGATAAGAAGTACCAAACTTGATACCTCGGAATGTCACAGTGTCGCCTGAGATAGCCCAACCTTCTGGCAGTTGAGCGTCCTTGCCCGGTTTGATTTCTGATTTAATTCCACGCAAAGTCAATGGGTGAACATAAATCTTGTAGTTAGAATTTTGTGATTGGAGTACATCAAGGTAGCAAGCTACTTGACGGAAAGCACCAATTACAGAGCCAGCAGCGTCAATAGGAGTGATACCCGGGTGGGTCATCATTTCAGCTACACCGTGGAATGGACGTAAGCCATTACCCTTGTAAGAGAGCAATCCTTGTACGATATGGCGTTGTACGATAAACGCAAATGTGTACCAAGCCATGAAAGCTTCTGCTTCTGCATAGCTCATTCCAAGCTTCTGGAACTTGTTAATCAAGTCGCCTTGCTTGAAGTGTACTTTGTCCTTCATCATGCGGTCAAGACGGTTTTCACAGTCCTTGAAACACAGGTAACGAACAGGTGTAGCGTCACCAGTTGCTTTCATAGTGAACTTCTCAGTGAAGCAACAGCTATCACCAGTATCACCAGAGAAGTCTGGAGCTTCTGTTCCCCATGTCAGGGACTCCATAATCCAATCGCCATTTTTAGCACGACGCAAAGTACCAAGGTTAGCTTGCTCAAAGCGTTTAAGCAAGTCTGATACCAGCTCATCTTCCATACCTACTTCACGAAGGCTTGGCTGAGCTTTAGACCAGTCACGAGAGATACCGAATGGGATTTCTCCATCTTTGTGGAATGGTGCTTGTGGCTTAAAGTTAGCGCCTGCGTCACGTGCCATTGTTTCAAGGTTAGCAAGGGCTACTTTAGAATTATCATAAAGGTAGTCAATCGCTTCTTTCAAAACAATGTCAAAATTTGTAACCTTTTCCATTAGTTATTTTCCTCCAAAACGTTTACGCAGACCTGTAGACTGCTCTAATTTCTCTTCCTGCTCTTTAATCACAGGGGCTTCAACAGAAGCTCGGGATAGCAATGCTGAAAGTGTTTCCATACGCTCTTTGATAGCGCTCTGTGACTCAGCTTTCTCTTGCTCAAGTGCTTCTTTCTCAGCTTTAAGTTTTTCAACCTCAGCCTTAAGTGAGAGGATTTCCTTAGTAGCGTTTTCCAGCAATTCAGCTGTTTGCTTATCCAAAGACTCTTCCTTCACTTCTACTTCTTGCTCAGCAACTTTATCTTCTTGCTCAGCTTCCTTAGCTTCAACTTCTTCTTTAACTTCCTCAGCTTTAGGTTCTTCTACAACTTCCTCTACCTTTTCTGGCACAGGAGTTTCTTCCTGAGATGTTCCATTGAAGTAAGCAAGGATTTTATCTAAAGTGTTTTCTTTATCCAACTCTAGCTCCTTCTCTTGTTTCAAATACACAGAGGGCTCATATCCTCCGCTCTTTGCATTTCCGGGATTTCCTACAAATGAAAATCCTGTAATGTGTATATTATCAGTGATAGGCACAGGTTCGTCAGTAAACTGTGCATTATACTTGGTCAGCTTCGTGTACTCAGCGACTTCCTCAGGCTTAATGTCCTTAAAAGTCCAGCTAAACTCAGATGAAATAGCAAAAGGCTCATCTTGAATGATAAGGTCCTTAATCTGGCTAAGCTCTGTGTTCACATGAGGTTTTACAAGTAAATCTGAGCGTCCTTTGTCGTCTGTGATAATTCTTAAGTCTTCCTTACGGAAGTAGCCTTGTCGCACAGGGAAGCTATTAGTATCTACATGTCCAACCGTTACATAACCTTCGTACTCTTCATCAATGCTGTCATACCACTTCTGTAGTGTTCCTTTAGCAAGATAAAGACGAATAGAACCGTCAGGGAATAGGACAGAGCCCTCAGATAAGAGGGTCATGTATCCGTCCTCACCGTCATAATTCTTATTCACAGAAAATGACTCTTTGTGCTTATCAGTCTTACTCAAGTTAATATAGCCGTCAAGCAAATCTTTGTTCATGAGGTAGGTGTCTATCTCATTCTGGATTTTCTTGGCTATCTTAGAATAAACTGGCATTATTCAGTCACCTCAAATAGATGGTATTCAAGTTTACGAACTTTGTGACCCCCACAGCTTGCACAGTAGGCGTATTCGTAAGAAACCCCATCTTTTTTAAGACCTGCTTCTGCCTCTGGCGTGTAAGGTAACTGCTCAGTAAGTCCTCTCAGGCTATCTACTAAAATCTCATCAGTAGTTTCATACCAGCCTTCATCATCTGCTTTACCAGATGGATAGAACTCAAACAATTTACGGTTACTTTGAATGTAGCCGTCCTTTGTGAAATTCACACGAACTACCAAGTCACGCTTCAAAAATCGTGAAACTCTAAACTTCATCTAACTCCTCTTCTTCCTCAGGAAGTGTCTCTACTGGAGTAGGCTCTTCTACAGCAGGAGTTTCCTCCACAACTGGTGCTTCATAATGAACCTCTTCCACAGGGGCTTCTGGTTCTACAGCAGGCTTAGTCAGGTCGCTATCAGAGATTGATGTAATCTCTTCTACTTCCCAGCCGAACTGTTCAGCACGAATTTGAGCCAAATACTCGTCATAGGACATTCCTACTTCGATTGTCTCGTTCATTACTTATCTCCTTCGTAAGTAATTGGGAACTTGTAGCAGTCTACTTCGGTTGTTTGAAGAGTGCGCTCTTCTGTAGTGAAGGAAACTTCATACTTGTCACCACAGCAATAAGTAAATGACTTGAACTTGTTATCAGCTTTATCAAAATACTGAACCTGTTCACGTCCCACAATAATGTGCTTAACCTTTGCCAAAATTTGCTCAGCCAAAGGCGATTTGAAAGTCATTTCTTGTGAACCAACCGTAAGTTTTAGGTTCATAATTGCGACTTTGATTTTATTTTCCTTTGAGGGAGTTAGTTTTGGTGCAGCTGGCTTAACAGTAGTAGTTTTATACTTGCGTACCATGTCTGTCCTCCTTAATAATTGTCTACCTAGTTATATCAAAAAAAGCACAGTAAGTCAAACCGCACACTGCACTTTTATTTTAACTATTTATTGAATTTAAGCTCATCAATAACCTTGGCTGTACCATGTTGTAAGCGGTACTTGTTTATAAGCTCCATAACTTCTTCCATGGAAGATGGGTCAAATGTCTGGTCATAGTCATTCACAAACTCATCTTCTTTGATGTGCTTAGTACCCTTAACCTCTGGTTTGCCCTTAGCGTCTGGACCTATAATATAGCCAACAACGAAGTTAGCGTAGATATGTCCAGAAGATTGGTCCATAAGAGCTCGTTGGTCAACAACAAAGACATAAACATCACTCTCCTTACCTTTAGCGTCTGTGTGCTTCTCAATCTTCACACGGTTATCAAATGCAATCTCTACGTTCACAGCGTAGGAGGTGCGTGGTGTACGAAGCAAGTTTCCTCCACGTCCAAATGTAGGTACTTTCTCCGCTAAGTTAAATTGACCACCGTTAAGCAACACATCTGCGTCAAGGTCAGTCATATCAGCATAGTTTCGTAGTGTGTACACAGGCTTACCGTTACGAACATACTCAGGCTTAATAGCCCCTCGTTTTTCCTCAATAAACCCTAACACATCTGTAATAATTGAAGACATCAAATACTCCTTTGTCTCTTATACATCTTTTGCAACTCATTTTGTTGCTGTTCCGCATATCGTTCCTGCATTTCAGCAGTGATTACCTCATATTCATAAGGCTTAGGCTCTCCATAGTCTTTCACATGGTCTGCCCTTCCCTTCTCATCTAGGCTAATGTATTGGCTATAAGCCTCAAAAGCCTTAGAGTTGGCAACCTTAGCATATAATACACCAATATCTGTGTAAGTTGTATCGTCCATGAGAGTTAAGTAAGGGATATTGTATTCCTTGGTCAAGACAAGAACCTGCTCATCTATCTCATCGAGTGGCACAGGGATTACATCATCATATGCAAGCCCTCTCCACTCCTCTCTCTCTTGAATAATACCACAGGTTAATGCCCAGCCATAGTTAATCAGGTAACTAATTTGTCTGAAAAAAGCTGGGATTATTCTGCATAATTTTCAGGACGTTCTCCATCATTGACTCATCTGTGATGTATTGAATGAGGTTTGTAGAAACTCCTAGCACCTCTACAATAATATTTTCACAGGCTTCAATGACATTATCATCAAAAATTTCATACAGCTTGAAGAAATCTTCCGCTGTGTAAACCTCTGTAGAGCCATCTTCCTTGAAATTGGTGAAGGCAATAGCCACACGTGAGGCATAGTTACGGACACGTCGTCCAATACGTGCTGAGATAAAGCGCTGTTTAGCCTCAACTCGTTGCACATAAGCTGTGCCTCCCATCACAAGCTCTAAGTCAGAACCTGCTGGGTCAAAATCCTCAGGCACAGGCAACCAGAACTCAAGCTCATAGTCTACCTTACGTGCCTCTCCAACTCTTCGTGTGTCACCACTTACTACTTTACCTGAGTTAGTAGCCACGGCCATTGGAGTATCATCATGAACAGCTTCCACAAAAGCTTCGTTCAAATCTTCAACAGTAACTTTCTTTCTAGGCATTTTATATCTGTTACATAAAGTATACTTAAAGTATATTTTATGACCTTTCTAATAAATTTTTAGAATATTCTTGCTTCAACCTGTTTGATTTTGACTTCATAAACTATGAAAATCTACTCTCATTTAGTATAACAGTCCACAAGCTTAACTTCCAGTGTAACCCACGGTAGTGACCTATTTAAACTGCAGTCAGTACAGTATATTGTTTGCATTGTGCTAAATTGATTGCAGCGTTTCTATCTCTATCATGGTAACTACCGCAATTAGAGCAAGTCCAAAACCGTTCGCTAAGCTTCAAGTCTTTATACTTAAAACCACAATCAGAACATAATTTACTAGACGGATAAAACCTATCTACTAACCTCAGTTCTATTCCTAACTTTTTACACAAGTTTTCTAGGTAGAGTCGAGACTGATACCACTGTGCTCTTACGATAGATGAGCTCAAATGACGGTTTTTCATCAGATTACACACTGCTAAATCTTCAATAGCAATGGCGCTTGGTTTTCGCTCCATAACTAAAGAGTGTAGTGCTTTTCGATTATATTCTGTCCGTATTCGAGCTAAGCGCTCATAAATCCTAGCAACTTTCAGCTTTTGCTTTTGAATGTTTTTACATTCAGACAAAGGTTTTAACCACTTATATGATTTAAGTCTACCTTTCTTAGGTCCTGTTTTATAGTAAACCTTGCCAACCATATTAGCTTCATATTTACGAGAGAGCTTCCTTTGTTCTCTTCGTAAACACTGTTCTAATTTCCGAATATGTAAAGAATGGTTGATTGATGGTATAACTCTCCCCTCTGTAATAAACTGGTCTTTCAAGCCAAAATCAATACCCATAATGTAGTCAGACAAAGGAATACGTTCATCTTTTTCATCTCTACATAAGCAAGAAATGTAATATCGACCATTTTTCATAGAAATCGTTACAGAGCTGATATTTTTAGGGATATACCCAAACTCCTTCAAACGTAACCATTTCAACTTAGGTACAAAAATCCGATGACGTTCGACCTTAATAGTACCGATAAGGTAGAAACTCTCACTAGAACCTTTCTTCTTAAACTTAGGTTTACCTTTACGTCTATAAAAGTAATCTTTAAAAGCCCTATCTGCATAGAATAAAGCTTGCTTTAAAGCCTTACTTGATACCTCTTTCAACCACAGGGGTCTATTTGGGTCGTTGTTTATTCTTTTAGAATAATCATAAGCTGAAATAAAAGGCCTGTCCGAAGATAGATTATCCAAGTTCTCAAATACAAATTGATTGTAAATATAACGAGTACAACCAAAAGTTTTATGTATTATCTCAATCTGAGACTTTGTTGGGTTTATTTCTGTCTTATAAGCTCGCATTTCCTTTTATCCCTTTCTTATACTTCCTCCTTAAATAATTAAGTTTTTATCCAGATAAGCTTCTGCTTTCTCTGGGTTGATTTCCTTAAGTCTATCATAAACTTCAAGAATTGTCATGTCATTGCTATAGTTGTAGTCCTTAGAGAACTCATAACTTGCAAATGTAATATCCTGCTCATGGTGATTGAGCCCTACTGCATTTTCAAGAAGCCGTGAGCACTGACCGATGAAATGTGTCCGCATAGGGATAATATTATTCTTCATTGAGTTGTCAATGATACTGTGTGTACCAATATTTGATACGGTCTTCCCTAAGTCAAACAGACGGGCAGGCACTCCGAACATCTGAGCCACAATAGATGAGGCATACAGTGACAGATAATCTAAGAAGTCCACAGCCTTGGTATCCCGTGTGAGTTGGAGCAGGTTCTCAAACTTACTAGAATACACAATAGCGTCATTATACTCTGTTTCTGAGAGCTTCTGTGAGATGTCTTCCATGTCTTTAGCAATCTTGTCAGCACGTTCCTTCTTAGCGGTACGTCCCATATCAAGAAGCTGACCAGCACTAGGAACAAATCCTTCTGCTTCACCCTCTTCAATACTGTCAATGATACTATCCTTTGCTTGTAGGGCAATCGTACCGATACCATTTCGGGCAATATCATAGTTCATTCTATCAAGAATATTCAAGAGCAACTGCACACGCTTGCGGTCCTTAAGTAGTGGACTAATACCGAATACCTTGGAAGTATCCAACTTGACACAGGCGAAATTATCCTCAGTCACAAGGAGCAAATCGTCCTTGTACTTTTCTGGGTTTTGTAACAAATCCATATAAGCTTCAACGTCAAGATTTGTATAGCCTTTACTATATCCTGTGATACGGTCTACAATGGCATGTGCGTCATCTGTACGCTTAATTACATAGCTCAATGTCTGAGTCAACACAGGGTGCTCAGGATAGGGAATTGTGATTGCAAGAATATCTTTAGGGTGAACTCCTACAAGACCTTGACCTGAATTATACAGCCCATAATAACCATATTTCCGATAACCCTTGGCTACACCTTGTAGGACATCAATATTACGCTGACCGTTAAAGTTGGTTTCCTGTAAGAATTTGTTAAGGAGTTTATCCTTCTCTTCGTCCTTCGTTGTCAGCCGGTTAGTGAACATGTAGTATACCATGCTGTCAAGGATATAATCTACATCAGGAAGGCTCAAAGCAAGCTTTTCAATGGTCTTAAGGTCCTTACCAATAGGCATTTCACGATAGCCACTAGAAGTATATAGCAATCGGTCTTCCACAGCGGAGCTAAAGAACTTATCCATAGCTTCTACGCCTTCAAGCTCCTCTGGTGTACGTCTACTCAGCTGTGCTTGCTGAGGCTTCTGTACTTTCTTCTTTCTCTTTCTTCCCATCAATGGTCCTCCAAATAGAATAGCTCTATGGCATGTATAGCCAATAGAACACTATCAAGTTCGTCTGGTGATTGGTGAATTAGCTTCTTAATCTCAGATTTTGGTCTAAGTTTCACAAGCCTGTCTTCTGGTCGCTGAATTTCTGCCACAAATGACATCTGCCTTGCAATCCCGTCCCAGACTTTTGTCATGAAGGACACACGCTGTGCCTCCATCATTCCTCTCAACATAAGGTGCATTTCCACACGCTTATTAAAGGCGTACTCAGCACTAGGGTCATGAGCTATCTTCTTAGCCTCTGTGACCTTACCACCGAAGTCTATATCATACACATAAGCCCTCAGCTTACCTGAGAGCCTAGCCATCTTAAGAGGCTGAACAATATGAGCTCCTCCTCCTGAGTCAATAGCTATAGCCCTTACCTTAAACTGATTGGCTATTGTAATAATCTTATTCACAACGTCTCTAGCCGTGATACCATCAATCCATTCCTTAGGCTTAATATCCGTGGTATCCACAGCGGTTATGTGACCCTCTTTGTCTATACAAGACAAGGTTACTTGGATACTGTCAGCGCCCTTGTAGGCACTATCCACTCCAAGAAACCACTCAAGGTCAGGGTTAAGGGAATTAAACTCTTCAAGAATATCAGGCTGAGCGTCAAAGAAGTTAGACCGTTCCACAGGGAACTCACACAGGAGGTTTTCTCTTATAGAGTCCTCTGTGATTGTGAAACCTGACTTCATGAGCTGGTCTTTTGTGTAATTAATTGAGCCCTCTTCCATAGCAGTCACAACGTCTAGCCACATAACAAATTCATCATCTGCCAGCTCTTCCTTGGTCATAAAGTCAAAGAAACTGTTCAGTGACCGTGGGTTTGAGATTAGATACATGATGAGCTTCTCACCTGTGTCACTTTCAAACTCCCGACGTGCCATGTGTCCTAGAGCTAGAGGTGAAATATCGCTGGCTTCGTCTCCAAACATATTTCCTCCACGTCCGATTACATGGATTTTAGAGGGGTCTGTAAAATTACTACCAGCAGAGAGTCCTTCTAGCTTTCCTCCGTTACGGAAGCTAAATCCTTCACTAGAGAATGAGCTCAAACCACGCTTTAGCCGTCTATCAACAGCAGATACGTCATTTTCGTCCATACTCAGCATTTCTTTCACAGAGGGGTGAGCATTTACTAAGATTTCTCTGGCGTGTTGGATAATGATTCCTGAATACTCATTGGTTGACCCTACAGCATAGCAGTTCTGCCCTGAAAATGCAAAATTATTACTCATAATTCCACACAGGAAGGACTTACCATAACGAGGAGTAGCCACACAGTAGCCGGTCTTATAGTCTCCACTCAGGAAAGCCCCAAATTGCACAGCCTGTGACCACCAAAGCTCGATATTGAACCTTGATAGGGCTGTACGGAAGCCTAGTTTATAATACTCAAGCTCTTTCTCAAAGCCCTTAGTCTCTCTGATACTATTTCTCTTAAAGTGTTTTGGTATATACCCTTTTACTGCCTTTTTCAGCTTCTCCTTAGGAGTCACAGTGTCCAGCAGTATGCTTAGCTTTTCCCTATTAGAGAGTAACTTCCTCTTTTTCATAGGTGAGCCAACATCTACATCTTGGGTGGGCATAGCTAAAGTCTCCTCCTGTATAACTCAAATAATTCACAGCAACATCATAGGCGTCATCTTCTGGGTCAAGTCCCTCAATGAAGGAAATTCCCACAGGAACTCTAGTCCCATCAAGAAGCCTACAAATAGGACAAGTCCGCTCATCATTCACAGAGTTCCACCGCTTGTAGATAACCTCTCCTGTGATATGGTGAAGCACCTTGGCAGTCTCTACTGAGGCTTTTTCAATAGCCATATGAACCTCTGACACAGAGATGAGCTCAATAATTGGTACTATCCTTCTGTCAATCTCTTCTTGGTCTAGTACACCCTTCTCAGCAACAACTTCGTCTCTAATACTTAGAATATCAGCTTTCCTACTGGCAAAAATCTCTTTTAGACGTGTGTAATTGCTTCTGGCAAAGCCTGACTGATTGATACTATTCTGTGCATTACGATACTCAACCTCATCAAGCTCTAGTCCAAGTTCATTAAGGATATATTCAAGCTCCTCATAAAACGAGTCAGTGTAAAGGTCCACAAGATAGCCTATTAAAGCCTCTTCAAAGTTGTCGCTAGGAACTTCGTTAATCACACGATTAACATACTCACTAAGCCTTGCTTTAAAATCATCATAGTTCCTGATGAATATCTTGTCCTGTGAATTTACCATTACAAGTCCTCAAATAATTTATCAAGACGAGCACTGGTGTAGCGATCAAGTTCTTCAATACTCTCAGTTTCCCGGTTCAGGTTCACAGTGGTCTGTGTAGGTTTACCTTCGATACGGTTAGCCCACTCAATCCGTGCTGTGCCATTTTCAATACTTTCAAAAATTTGCTTCAATGCATTAATCCGCATTGGCGTAGCTGGAGGAATTTCTGCAAAGCGTTTAAGACCAAAAGCCTTCACAATATCTTCATCATATTCCTCAAGACCCCAGCGGATAGCATAAGCTTTTAAATCCTCAAAGGAGGCAAAGCTCAGCTCACGCATTTCATCTGAGTATAATCTTTTTTCTGATTTCTTAGCCATAATAACCTCTTTCTTCTAAAACAAATCCCACAGTGATAGCACTATGGGACTCTTCGGAGCAACGTATGTATAGTATAACACTGTGTGTTTGGTAATTAGGTGATTTGCCCCTATGCCCATGTGACCTTTTACAATCACACAGGCTAACGATACAGGAGATATATGAAATACATTGCCACAAAGGGCAAAGAGCGTAGAGGGATTTGAACCCCCGATAGTGAGGTTGCGGCTCACGGTCTTAAACCACTTGACGATACGCTCGTATAAATTCCTTTATAGAATTTCTTTTTGTAGGAAGGTCATGTTTCTTTAACCACTTCCTATAAGCATTATCAGAAATTCCATATCCTTTAGCTAATTGAAGTAAACTATTTCCTGAAAGTAAATCACTTATAAGAGTATCTTTACTAGGTATATTTGAAGCATTAATCTCCTTGTAACACTTCAAACATAGTGTTCCTCCAGTAGGCTCATTGCAAACTACACAATTTTTATTCCTGTTATACCTATAACGTTTTATGCGCTCCTTACTAACAGTTTTCACAGGAGGCAAATCTTCCTTTGAAAATTTCTTTGTAGGGTAAAATGCTTTAGGTAACAGGTCTGTTGGGTAAATTTTATCTGTGCACCTACTACGTCCACTTACACTTAACTTACATGTATTTATGTTGTTTGCATTTTCCTTTGGTGTAACCCTTCTCAAGTTTGAAAAGTGGTTATTATCCTTATTGCCATCTATATGGTCTATCTGCAAGCCATCTTTGGAAGAAAATCTTTCAACATTTACATAATAACTTAAATAGTGTGAGGAATATGCTTTAGTTTTCCCATTTTCCCTTACACGATACATGAGATACCCATTCTGATTTCTGTAAGGTTTAAGTTTCTTAAGTTTTCCTCTAAATATACTGTAGAGAGCTCCATACTCATCTACAAGATAGTTGTCATTAAAGTATCGCACCGCACTGCTCCTTTAATCTATATAATAAAATATGGGGTAGGTCTGGTAGTAATAGAAAGGTTATAGAAAGGTAATATGAAAAGGTTTATAGCAAAAGTCTTCCTACCCCATGCCTAATAACGATTGTATTTTATACTCCAAAGGTTTCCCTTCTTCGTAAATAATGTTTGAGGGAACACAGTAGTAACTGAGTACTCCATCTTTTAGCTCATACATCTGCAAGCTGTAACACACAAGCTCTTCTGTGTCAGATAAATTCACACGAAGCACTTTCTCAGAGCTATTTTGCTCTACTTTTGGTAGTAGCCCTTCTGGTACTTCGTAAGTTTTTGTAGATGTCACTACTTGTACTTTCATAAAAATATTCTCCAATCAGTATCGCTTCTGCGTCGTCGTCACAGATTACATCATGCCCCTTCCGTCTGCACAAGCTTATCGCATGTTTCTTAGCCTCGGCTCGTTTGAGACCAGATAACTTAAATAACTTGCGCCAGACCGAAGGACCAACAAAGTTGATAGCTAAATCATTAAGCTCTCTAATAATCACTCCCTGTGTTATAGCCAAACACACAAGGGTCTTTTGATTTTTGAGAACTTTAAGCTCTTCTATAATTACCCGTTTTATTGGGTAGCTATGCAGAAGAAGCCTTACTTGTTCAGCCATTTCCTGTGCACGTTCTAGGTAACTATCGTTGCGAGGGGAGATAACATTATGGGTAACCACTTTTCCGTTGTGGTCAAGAATGGCGTATCCTGTTGAACGTGTTGAAATGTCTAAACTGAGTAACATACTTCCTCCTGAGCTATGTATCTATAATACCATAAGTCACAGGGGAGTGCAAGTAAAAATCTCGCTTTTTAGCAAAGTACAGATAATACAAGTTAAAGAATAACACATAGCTCTTAGAGCTCTTCTTTATACTGTATTATCTGTACTTTACTACAGAGCTATAGGAAAGGTCACAGGAAGAGCTAGTCCTAAGAAAGGACACAGAGGGTATTAATCATTACTCTCCCTGTGTTCTAATTTTCTGATATGCTATTATCTGAACTTTGCAAGCAAAGTACAGATAATGCATATTAAAGAAATATAGCTCTGTGTTATTCTTTATACTGTATTAATTGTACTTTACTATGGATATTTTACCAAAGTACAGATATTACACTATAAAGAATAAAATACTCTGTGTCTTTCTTTACCTTGTATTATCTGTACTTTGCTAAATGTATTGAAAATGTATTGTGTTCTCTAACCGAATGTGGTACAATATAGTCAGGAGGTATTTATATGACTTATATTTTTTCACACATCAAATCCAATGAGGTCTATCGGAGAAATAAACTTGAAAAACCTGTGACCTCAGAATTTTTACTAAATTTATATGACACAGGGAAGTTTGACTTAGATGAGCTCATGGAGTCGGCTAGACATCAATTTGAGGATATTTACTCTAAGCGCTATGGAAAACAGGTACACGTCTCTGTGATACCGAACTATAGCCGAGTATTACTCAGCAAGCTAAAGGAACACAAGAGTGAACTAGTCGCACACAAGACACACTGGTCAATTATCCACACAGAGCTACTAGCAGGCACAGGGGTGTTTAAGGTAAACTCAACCCGTGTGAAGCTTTTAGTAGAGCTCCTAGGTGAGGACTTCGTGTGTTCTATGTTCTTTAGCCGGCTAGATGAGCTGGTTAGAGACGAGGTAGACTTCACAGTGCATAAAATCCCTGTGCAGAAGATTTTTAGCCAAATTCCGCTCTGGGATATTGACTATAAAACGCTCTCTGTGTTTCAGGAAGGGCAGAAGATGATTACAGGAGCACAGCTAGGACGCTGGTATAGGAAGTTCAAGGGAGATAACCCTACAGAATGGATTGAAGCGTATATAGAGTACCTAGAGCGCTATTTTGAGCTCATAGGAGACAGAGGAGAGTTCATATTCTATCCTACACTCAAAGCCGACTGCCTGAAAGCCTTCAAGCGAGTCTTCGGAGGAACTGCACAGGCTAGAGAGCACTTTGGCTTAACCAACACTGTGTTATATTGGTGGTGGAGCAGTCCTTCTGAGGAAATAGATGAATTTGCACAGTGGCAAATGGAATACTATGGATTATCAGAGGCTACAATCATAGGCACAAGGAATGTCAATTTCTTTATTAAGAAGTTCAAGGACACAGTGACCAAGGAGAGAATATCTAAGGAGTTCATTGAGGACTTTGATGATACCGTACAGTACCTTAAAATTGAATATAGATAAAAGGACCTATCACAGGTCCTATTTCTTTACTCTATACTCTATCACCTATTATCTACTCCTTCGTTACACTCAGGGTAGATAATATAATTCTAAGCTCATAAACATAGCGGGGCTATGTTTATTCACTAAGAATTATATATTATATAAATGAATATTAATTATGCATATTATTAGTATCATATTCATTAGTATAATTTATATACATACCACATCATACAACCCCGCCGCGCACATACTGCAAGTATAATGATTTTTTGGCATTTTGTCAACTCAGACACTACACTTTTTATTTTATGCATTTTACCCCCACTTTATGCACGAAATATCCATAATTTTGCATAAAACTAGTAAATTTAGTAGGATAAAGAGGTAAATATTATAGTTAGATAGATAAATGAGTAACAAATCTATGTAACTAGGTATAAAGTATATGTAGAGGACCATAGAATAGTATCAGTTTTTCTTAAAAATGTTACATAACTTTTCTTAAACTAATTTATTTTGCTATAATATCCTTCAAGTTATCCACAGAAATGGGTAGTTATCCACAGTTTTTGTTACAAATAAATTACAAAATTGAGTTATGTGACTTTTTGGTAACATTGTGAAATTGTGAAATGGCTTAGTGACGGGCTTTATAAGAGTTATCCACAGGGTAATCATAGAAAATGCACAAATTTAATATTATACTAAAATATCTATAAATAAATTATACTATATTCATTTTGAAAAATTGGAGGCTATTTTAGTACCATAATAAGGGCACAGGATAACCCTTCAACTTCGTCTAGCGACTCCGTGGAAGGTTATCTTTGGAAGACTAACGCAGACTTCCTCGCAGGGCTCGTTGTCTTTGTTATATTACTAAGCTCATAATACTCCTCGCAGAGCTCGTAGTATTATTTCACTAAGTAATATACAGCCCTGTGTCATTATCAGAGAGGAAAGGACAGTTCTTATACAATAATAGTTCCCCTGTGTTTTATTAGAGCATTATAGAGCAATATGCATGAGAGTAAATATATACCCAGAATTATGAATAATACATAACACAGGATAGCTCCAAAGCCTAGAGCCTCAATGGAAAGGGCAATATGCATGGTGATAAAGGAGAAGGTCATTCTTGTACACTAATAAATCCCTGTGTTAGTATTAGGGCATAATAGAGCCTTAGGATACATGAAAGAGCCTTCTGTGTCTTATTAGAACCTTATAGCAGTGTATTAGTGGCTTCTGAGAGCTTCATAGCAGGGCTTTATTAGCTCCATAGTGTAATAGTACCGGAGAGGTCTTATAGAGCCTTATATGAGCTCATTAGGACAGAGACAGGATTATTCTCTCAGCTCGTTATCACTCGCAGAGAATAATATTCTACTAGTATTCAGAGACATACTCGCATAGCTCATTGCATTCGCAGGATAGCTCGTATATCTCATCATACAGTAGAATACACAGAATTTAAAAATACGATTTAATTTGAATTATATAAATCCTTATACCTCAGGGCATGGGACATAGAAATACGAATTAAATCATATTATACGAATTAAATCAAATACTAAAATATATGATTGGTGAATAGGGAAATCGGGACATGGAGAAATGTAGTTCATTTTTTAATTGGGGTGATGATTGGTATAGTACAAAACCATGGGAGGTATACAGGAGATAATATTACATATTTATTTTACTATTGATTTTTTTTATGAGTGGTGCATGAGCAAATCAGACATTGCAAGGATATTATTACATTTTTAATTAAGTATGAAAATAACTTGAATGGTAGATGGGCAAATCAGACCCCCACCCCTCCCTCCCTCTTTTTTAATCGACCTTTTTCTTTATGCCTTTTTAACCAAGGAAAAATATACCACTTCTTTTTACTAAAAAGTAAAGAGGTGCTTACGTACGTAAGTAAAAAGCTTTTGTTAGTAAGTGAGGAGAGGTGTTTCGTTTAGGGGTGAAAATAGTTACGAACGAAAGAAAAAAACTTACTCCCGAAAAGTGACAACATACTAAGCGGGCAAAATGGTCACTTAAAAATACCCTCCCACTTGCACCCGACCTATAGGCGTAGCCTATATATCCCTATAGCTATTAACTATTAAACTTTTTTCTCAAATCTATTGACTTTTTCGGTTAGGGGGTGTATAATAAATACATAAAGATAAGGAAAGGTTACAAGAGTTACCGCATATCTGGAGCTATCTCCTAACTATCTAGCTCTTTGACAACTTAATAAAGACAAGGGAGAACAAGCGCCCTACTGAAAGACTTGCAAAGACTTGCTGGAGTAGCTCAGAGGTGACCGGAGAGGTAAGCAGGTGAGAAGGTAGGATAGCCTACCTGATGACCACCTGAACAGTGCAAAGGCGCACTAAGTGAAAAGCAAGCCATCCGAACAACAACTAATTAGCTAGTGCCAAGTGCTAGAGCTCACCACTATAGCAAGGGTAGCCTCTGACTAGGCAAGATACACTATCAGTTTGAATATATAGCCTCCTGTGCTATCACTATCAAACAGTGGGATAGTCACTACTTACCGACATCAAGCCCCTTGCTCAGACGTTAAATAATAGAGCCCATAAGCTGGCACTAGCTCACGAACGAAATAATATTATATATCAATAAAACCGCTGTGCCTATAGGATTAAAGACTAACAGTCAAAACAAATACGTAGGCACTATTCAAAATAATAAATATGCAACCGCAACTATAAGGCTCAGGAGGTGTGAAAGCTTCCTAGAGTCATAGCCCGAACACAAGGGCACTATAATTTAAAAGGAGTCATGCACTATGACAAAATCAATTAAAATCACAAGAACAGACCTGAATGTTCAAATCAGCTTTGACAAGGGAGACATTTCCCTAACCTTCCTAGATGAAAAGGTTCTGACTATGTTCATTGACCTTTACAAAGACACTAACGCTGAACTATACATGCTCATTAGTGACTTTATGAACGCAGAGCTCATCACAGGAGAAGCAGGCGCAGACTATCCCTCCTGTGCATATCTTGACCGTAACTATATTGAGTTCATGCCTCTACTAGAAGAGGTGGACAAATGACAAAACTACTCTCAGGGCTCACTGTAGCCCTTCTCCTGTGTCTCTGGGGTTACTCTCAGTCTCAGCCTCACACAGGGCAGATAATGGCTAAATTTAGCCAACAAGGCACTTATTTCTTACAAGTCGTAGGAGACAATGGAGAGCTTCTCAATATCCCTACAGACTACCAAACCTATACAGCCTCACAGAAGGGGCAAATGATACCGCAATAACATTTCAATAATTTAAAATCAATGAGAGGTATTCTCTCAATAATTCACTTAAAAGAGGTAAAATACCATGGAAACTTTCACAATCAATGGACTTTTGAACCGCTACTTTAACACAGACGCAATCGAGTTAGGCGAAAATAAGCCTAAACTTGCTAAACAGTTACGCAAGCTAAAAATCGAAGTATCAGACCTTGAAATCAAGTTTTGGGGTGAAGCTGTATGTGAACTTATCGGGCTATATATAGACGCTGACTATCTAAATCTCTATGAGGGTAACCCCTATGACTATGAGTTTGGAGTTAAGTTCTCAGCCGAATTACCTGACTATGAGGAACAGGACGAATGGGCTTTTGATGGCTCATGCAATAATACTGACGGGTGCGGAAATATCACAAGTACAGCCCTAGCAACCTATGAAGGCTCAAGATATTGCTATATCTATAACACTGATGGAGAGCCTACCGGACGGTTTTACTACTTTAGCCAGCCTTCCGGCTTCTGTGTTGCCGATTGGTATAGAGTAGGTAACCATGGGGAATACAGCGCACCGCTAGCCCTCCTACTAACACACTATGGGGTTAAATGGGAAACAATCGAGTACACAACAGAAGAGGTAGGAGACCTTGTAAACACTAGTGGCTTCTGGTCTAACTTTGCTTGCGACCGTGTGCGTAAATACTATAGCCCTGACTTTGACTTTGGAGCTGTAGAGTTCAAAGATTTAAACGAACTGAATTTGGAGGGAGAAGGATTGATTTACATTGAAAGTGATGGCTGGGTAGATGAAGGCCATGTTGTTTATTCTGATGAATATGATGAATATATCAACCGTGATGACGCCGTCTATGCTGAAAATATTGATAGTTGGGTATATGAGGACGATGGCAACCTTGACGAGTGCGCACAATGTAGTAATCCTGTGCACTGTAGCCGAAACTACATTGAAACAGAGGGCTACCGTCATTTCTGTGACCGTGATTGCTTGGAAGATTACTTTGACATTGTAGAATACTAAGGGGGTGAGATTATAGGCGCATTATTATCTATGGTGCTAGGTTGTATAGCTATCTTGCTAATCTTCCTAGCGCCTTTTCTATACGCTGTGTATATAGTGTATAGCTTTCTCAGTCTCCTATTTTGGAGGCTTTTTGTTAGCACTGATGAGGACTTAAGGGCAATCATTACAGCCCAAAATATTATAGTAGTTTTCATCATCATGATACTTATATATAATACCATAATGAAAGGAGTATAAAAATATGGTACAATCAATTAGTAAGGAACTTTCAGCATGGCTGGGAGAGGTCAAAGAACAAGGGCGCTTTAGAGGGCGTCTAGCAGAGCTTTTCAGCGAGTTTGGCAAGGGTCAGGATAAACCTATCGACCGAGAGCTAAACGCTATCTCAGAGGCTCTAGGGGTTTCAAAATTTATGGCACTAGCTACCCTTCTAGTAGAAGGCTATACTATCTCAAGAGAAGAGGAAATCAAACAAAAATACTATGAGGTAGTCATAGAAGATGAAAAGCTGTATCGTGTACCTAATAAAGGATTGGTACTATTGCCAATCTCTATCGGAGACACAGCCGGCTATAGCTCAAAAATCACAGAAAAAGAAGCGGAGGAACCAGAAGAGCATGACAAAAAATATCTACGAGAGATTTGAAAACTTAACGGGTCACCCTGTGACTATCTTACATACTGACGGAAAAATTGCAAAGCGTATCGGGGTAAGCGGAAGGTTTGCCCCTTTGCGTCTTAAGACCTATTACAAGGATTTGGGAAAAATCCACGGTGTACCGGTCAATACTATCGGATATGGGCTAGAAACTCCCCTATCAGAGCTTAGAAGGCTAGAAAAGCTAGATATTATCGTATCCCTTGTGACCGCAAAAGAGCTCCACCGATTGGGCTATCAGGGCAGAATGTTTGTACCCTGTGGCAAACAGATTGGACAATATGGAGTGAAAGGCTGTACCGCACTATCACTATACAAACGCTAAAATGTGAAAGGATTTTAAATAATGAAAGATACTATTTTAAAAATGTTAGAAAATGAGCCTCTTGTAAAGAAGGCTTTTTTGTTACTCCTAGATGAAACACCAGAAGACAAGCAAGATGAGCTCCTGAAAGCTATTAACGCTTCTTTTGAGAAGGGAGAACCCTATCAGGCACTAGAAGCCCGGATTGATAAAATGCTCGCTGATGAGTACACAGAAGACCTCACAAAGGGCGCTAAAGAGGCTGTGTATTGGCTTATGGAGCATTTCCCACTTAATGAACTAGGCTCAGACATTGGAAACATAAGAGGATTAGACTATCGGGCACTATTCCTCTATCAGTATGATAGAAACGGGCACTATTTCACAGATGTAAACAATGATACTAAAAAATGGGAAGGTATCAAGGAAGAGTATAGAGCCTTTGAAAAGAAAATATTTGCACGGATTGAGCTAAAGAAAGAGCTCCAAAATCTAGAAGACAAGATGAAAAAAAGGGCTGAGAACCTGAAAGGAGTCCTAATTTATCGTAAGTACGACAACATCACAAGTATTAAGCACGAGTTAAACCACAAGCTACCGAAGAAAATGACTAATGAGGTCTTGAAATTTGCCCACAATCTGGGCTACAAAAAGCCTGAACACTTTGAAGAGTGGGAAGACGCTGGCATGCTCTGTGACTACTACCGCACAAATGTACTAAAAGCCCCTAACTATGGAAATACAATCCTAGAGGTCAACATGCAGAACGTGTTAAGAAAATATTATAACAATGACAGTATTGTAATTGAACACGGAGCACAAGCGCCTAAACTCTCAAAACAACTCAAAAAAGCAGGAGTTACCGCAACAAATGAAGAACTGATAGCTTTCAATGAGTTTAAACAGTGGTTAGGCTGTGTTGCTGATGTATCAAGACCTAATGAGGTTATTCTGCTAGATATGGGAGACTTTACAATCCCTGATAACGTAGATAATTGGGCTTTTCAGGACTCTTGCAATACCTCTGAGAGCTGTGCCGGTAACGGAACAGCCCTTGTGTTAAAAGCTATGGGCTATAAATACTTGAAACTGTATCGCTACGATTTAGACACAGAAGAGGCTAACCCTCTAGCCCGTGCTTACTTTAAAGCAAAATATGGTGAGCTTGCTCATGCTGGTATGTACTCAGAAGGTAGAAACCATGTAAACAGAATTGGATATACAGCCTATGACTTTACAAGTCTATTACTTGCAACAGTTTTCAAACGTAAGCTGAAACATTTTAAGAAAATTGCAGGTCAGACAATCGAGTCTGGCTCAGAGTTTGAGGACGCTTACAACGAGGAAATGAATTATTGGTCTAATATGTCGGGAGCAAATGACTATAAGACACTAGGAACAGCCTCAATACTAGAGGAAGACAGCTATTCCAAATGGTCTATCGAAATTCATGATCTCGACATGTCTATTATTACAAACTATGATGATACGGCAGATAAATTTGAAGCTAGAATTAAAGAACTAAAGGAGAACTACAATGACTAAAATCACAAACACTTTTGAAAAATTATTGACTATGACACAAGACGCTTTAATCAAGAGCTTACCTGAGTACCTCTCAGAACGCTCTTACAGCGTCATAGCGACAGATTATTACATTCTGGGGGTATCACCCTCAGAAGACATTCAACCGTGCCTAGTGGCTCATTTAGACACCATAAACACGCACAGAGGGGCAGGCTCTTATAATTACTCAACTAAAAAATGGGAAACAGGACAAAAAGCAACACCAAAAGCAGAAGACCTGATGATTTCTGACCGATATATCACACTGAGCCCAGAAGCTAACCCAAAGCTAGCTTGCCTAGGTGCTGATGATAGGTGCGGAGTGAAAACTATTCTTGATGTGATTGAGGCTGGGAAACGTCCTCATGTGCTCTTTACTACAGATGAGGAAATCGGCTGTGTAGGCTCTAATAAGATTGTCACAGAAGATGATTTGCAAGCCCTAGCTGATAGCTCAATGCTCATTCAGATTGACCGGGGAGTTCATGAGGGCTTCTGGAATGAAATGGTATTTTACGAATATGATGAGAACTCAATCCCTGAAATTCTCACAGAGCTAGAAAAATATTATACCTTAGCTGAGGGATCATATACAGATGTCGCTGTGCTAGGTCCTGAGTATGACAAACCTATTGTGAACTTGTCAGCGGCTTATGAGAATGAGCACACAAGGAATGAATTTATTAACCTAGAAGCCTATAAGAAAAACACAGAAGGGCTCATCTCATTCCTAACATGGCTAGAAGGTCAGGACACAGCAGATTGGAAATACACAGAGAAAGCTCCTGTGTGGTCTTCCATTGAAGCTACAGCAGAGGGCTGGGTAAGCTCAGACTATGCAAACTATAGCGATAAAACTTATCGTGAATTTGTAAAAGAAGACCTCATGTGTATCTACTCAGGAGACACAGACGAGGCAATGGACATTATCGAAAATTGCAAAGGATTTAAGTCATGGCTTGCTGTGAGTAACAAATCTTATGCACTGTATAAAGATGGCACTGTGCTAGATAGCCTGAAACAACTTGTGACCGAGCTGGGAATGGAATATAAACCAGCATAGCAAAGTACAGATAATACACTATAAAGAATAATCCCCTGTGTTATATTCTTTAGTATGCATTAATTGTACTTTAGTAAAATAAGAAGGGATAGTACAGATAATACACTATAAAGAAAGAAAGCTATGTGTTATTCTTTAGCTTGTATTATCTGTACTTTGGTATAGAGAATGAGTAAAAGAATGGTAAGGGTGTCAGAGTATTACTCTGATTATTGTATGGCAGGTGTTGAGGCTATTATTATAAAAGATGAAAGACTGAGTAATGGTAGTGTTCTGCTTGGATTTCCTTTAGATGGTGAACTTGGCTGGTATGACAGCTGTTATAGTACCGAGTATCGTTGCTGGTGGATTTCCCCAGATTACCTAGAGCCTATAACTACAATCACAAGGAGCAAGTTTAAATGAGTGAGAAATATGTAAAAATAAAGGATACCTATTATAAAGAGGATATGGTAGGTCAGACAGTGATTTTCTAGATTATGGTTGCTGGTTTGTTGAGTTTTCACACTTAGAATTTTTAAATCCTTATACAAAAAACAAATTTAGATAGGGGTGGTAACATGAAAAATTTTAAAATTGGGAATAAAGTGCTTGTAAGAGACATCTTTAATGAGACAGCTACGGGAAAGGTAGGTATTATCATAGCTAATAGAGACAGAGGGCATGTGGTAGGCTTTTTCTGTGAGGGTGTACAATCAAACTATGAGCTAGAATACTTTGTGAATGAATATCCGAGATTAAAAGCTACTTGGTGGTTTGACCCTAGAGGATTAGAGCTTGCTAACACCTTCACAAATAATAAATTTAGATAGGAGTAAGCTATGACTAGAAGATTTAAGGTAGGTGATAAGATAAGACTTAAGCCCCATACATTATTAGGTCTTAAAGAGTACACATGGGGGATTATATTAATTGATGAATATGATATTGACACTCTATATCCTTATAAAGTCAAGGTTATAGGTAATCCGCCCGGTGTGGTAGAGGGCTTATTTGGACTAAGCAAGGTAGGGGATATACTACTTGGGTGTCTAATGATGAGTATGAAGATGGTTATTTTACGAATACTAAGTTTAGATGAGGTGTGAAATGTTTGAACAAGGACAAATAGTATTAGTCACAAGAGACTGGGAAGATAATAATACAAGAGGAAAACTAGGTATAATACTTAGGATTTATGGTTCTTCTTATAAGATTGGCTTCTTTGATGAGCTTAGGAAAACTAATGAAGACACAAAGGCTTATCAAGAGCGATATGGTTCAATAAAATCTACTTGGTGGGTAAAGGGCTATGCACTTAAGAAAGCTATGACTAAAAATAAATTCAAATAATTTGCAAAAAGGTATTGACTTTATAAAACTAAGGTGTATAATAGAATTATCGGCAGGAGAAAGGAGAGAATATGGAATATATTAAAATACCTGCAAATGCGTTAGACCAAATTGAGAACAAAGCAGAGCTTGTCTTGTTTGGTCTTTATTATAGTCAAATTTCAAGAGGTCAGATGGAGAACTACTTTACACAAGACTATGTGTATGACATTCTCAAAATGAACTCACGAACTTTCACAGCTGGTATCAAGAGCCTCTATGACAAAGAGCTCCTACGCTGGGGCTGGGGAAGACGAGATGGAGCAGAATATTGGGCACGAAAAGTCATGCCTGATAAGCTCTATTGGGACATTGAGGAAGCAAACAGCAACTACCTCGCAATGCAGACTTGGTGGGCTGGTAAGCTCAGATTACCCTATAACGCTCTTGTGTTCCTATCAGCTTTCAACTCACAAGCTAGAAAAGAAGGAAAGCTTGGAGAGGATTACAGCTTTGCACCGGATAAGTTAGAGAATATCGCCTCTGTGTTTAATATGAGCCGATCTACTCTGACAAATACACTAAGCCTACTAGAAGAGCTTGGTATCCTCACACGGAAACGTGTAACCGGACAAGGAGTATCAATCACTGTGAACGGGTTATTTTTACAGCAGGAAGCCCCTACAGCACAGGAAACAGCAGAGCTTATCTATAACCTCATGCCTGAGAACAGTCTAATCAAAGAGGCTATCACGTTTGAGAAATCAGATAACTGGTACTGTGAATATAAGGAGACTCTACACCCTACGAATAAGACAATGGATAGCACCAAGCTACAGCTTGTTAAATCGTGGCTACGCTCCCTAAAACGCTCTTGTAACGATGTTTTCATGGCTCTGGTAGATATTATGCGCCCCTGTGTAAACATGGTTACAATCCCTCTGAGAAGCACACAAGAGAAGCTGGCTTTGGCTGGTGTGCCTGATGAGTTCTATAGTGAACCTGTCCTAGCACAGAGTGTTTCACATGAAACATTTAGCACAGAGGACGATAGCTCAGAAGAGCCTGTGACCTCATATATCGGCTGGTTTGAGATTGTTAAGTATCAGGGCAAGAGGTATGCTGAAATCCCTGTAGAGGGCACAGAAGGCAACCTACACATGTCTCTGGTAGAAATTCCTGACCTAGTAGAAGACCAAGACGATTATGAAGATTGGTACAGCTATGCAGAACGAGGTGAAAGTGACCTGTGGGTTAAGAAAACAGAAGAACTTGACCGAGAAATGCTAGAAGAAGAATTGAAATATCCCGGTGGTCATGGTAATGCTTTCCGTAGAAAACATGGCTTACCTGAGATTGATATGTCTTATAACCCTTATGATATTGAGGCTGACGAGGACGCTCAGGCACTTGGGATACATTGGATAGGAGAGGAAAATTGTGACGATTAACATTTTTATTGAGGAGGTGCTAGCCAAGAACTTTGGACCTGATGATGAGGTAAAAGTGGGACTTAATTACAAGTTCACAAATGAAAAAGACCCTAAGAAGCGATTTGCAAGGGATTTTGTGGAAACCTCAATCAGTCTGAAAGCTCTCAAAAAGTACCTAGGCTCACAGAGGAAAAAGGCTGAGCTCTATATCTGTCCTACACCTATCAAAGGCAAGAAACGCCTTAAGGAGAACGCACAGGAGACTTACCTTGTGTTCATGGATATTGACGGGGCAAGAGTACCTGAAAAGTATTTCAAGCCTAGCTATGTATGGGAGACTAGCCCTAAAAAGTATCAAGGTGTATGGATTTTAGATAATCCGCTAACCCCTGAGGAACATGAGAAGGTGGCTAGAACACTGGTACAAAAGTATGGGTTTGATAAGACAAGCTCAGACATTGTGCACTATTACCGTGTGCCTCAGACAGTCAATCACAAGTATAAGAGTGATTTCAATATCACAGGGTTGCAAGGTGAGGGTACTGTATTTCGCAAGTCAGAGTTTATCAAGCGACTCAAGAAATTCTTTAAGCAAGCCAAGACAGCTGTGGCTGAGACTGGTGAGATTAAGAAGCGACGCTTTGACCTGAATGAGCTACTTGACCGCTATGACCTAGCCTCTGTGTTTGATAACAAAGTGGTAGGGACTGACCGGAGTGAGTATTGCTTCCTGATTGAGCAGAAAATGATAAACGCTGGGGCACGTAAGGAAGAGGTTTACTTTGTGCTCCTAAACTCAGACATTGCTATGAGTAAATACAAGACTGAGAAAGCTCTACAGAAGGAAATTCACAGGGTGTTTGCCAAGCTAGAGCCTGATAAGCGACCTAGTGACAGAATGTCTTCCTTTGGCAAAGTACACACAGGAGGGGTCACAAAGGCTAACAATGAGAAGGTCAAAATCCTAGCCCTCAAAGACATTGAGGAATGGGACGGTAAGGATTTCTGGCTTATTGAGGGTCTGTGGGCTAATCACTCAGTAGGTATCATTGGAGCACCTTCTAAGAGCTTTAAATCGACTCTAACGCTTAATATGGCTGTGTCAGTGGCTACGGGACGAGACTTTGATGGTCACAAGGTTAAGCAGGGAGGTGTTCTCATTGTGCAAGGAGAAAATAACCCTAGCATGGAGAAGGCTAAGCTCAAGACCATGGCAGGCACAGAGGACTTACCTATCTATTACACAGAAGCCCCTGTGTTCTTAGACCGGATACACCACTTAAAGTCCTTTGTTAAGAAGAATGATATTAAGCTACTGATACTAGACCCTATGTACCTATTGTTTGGTTCTGGTGATATTAACAAGCACCAAGATGTGGCTGATAGGCTACGTGCAGTCTCAGAGTTCCGTGATGAGACAGGTTGCTCTGTGATTATAGTGCACCACACAAGGAAGATTGAGCGTGGAGGTAAAGTTGGAACAAGCGACTTATATGGCTCTACCTTTATTGAGGGCTGGTATGAAAGTATGATTACCTTGCAACGTAAAGGAGCTACTACCTCGAAAATGACAACTTATTTCCGTAACTTTAGGTCTGGCGATGTTTATATCTTACAGGTTGATGACCCTAGAGGTGCTAAACTACAGTACCTAAGTGACGAGGAAGCTGATTTTGGTCAGCTAATCAAGAAAGGTCCTGATAAATGATAGTATATGATTATTATTGTAAGGATTGTGAAAAAGAATATGAAACTATTT